TTTCGTTGTGTATGCAGTTTCGCATGATAAAGTAATCAGTCTCGGTCATGTCGGGATTGTCGAACATGATGTCATAAACCTGATCTTTACAGAGGGATGAAAATTTAGATTCTGTCACTGTTGCGTGTTTCCAAATGGCTTTTGGCAAGAGCGATTCTCCTTTTTGGCAGCAGGTGTTAACGCACGCTAAGGATACGCGTGCGCTAGCAGGGCGAGGGGGTGAGACTAGTTTAACGATATATTTGCCCTGTCAAATATCTTACGCCAGAGAGAAGATCGAACTCTCCTATCAAATTCATTTGTATCTTTTGCTAATAAGAATGAGGTATCGAGCTCATCTGCCGCCTTTTGGACGGTAGCAGATACTCTATGGACAAACTCAGTTGTGTAACTGTCTAATGGCGCTTCCTTTTCGTCTAGCCATTTTCTCGAAAGTTTGCTCATATGCTCTAGACATATTTTTCGATTCTCATACTGTGGAAACTTATTAAGCTTCAGATAATTGAACAATTGTGGTAACATAGCTTCATCTGGTACGGTAACTTTGCGCAATTTCGATTGATCTTTACGAACTTTAAGTTGTCCGATTTCCCTATTAATAGGTACTGAAAAATCAAATTTGCTTGGTTTCTTATTATAAAATAAGCGATTTAACCAACTTGCCTTACGTGTGATGACTATAGGTTTCACAATACTAGTCTGCGGTGTTTGATCTACTGTTTTCTCAGTCGTTTCTTCTGTTTTCTCAGATCCTGTGCCGTCAACAGGAATTGCCATTCTTTGCAACATACCTCCTAACCCAACGCTTTTAGTAATTTTGGGCAATTCACAATGATAATGTCCATTGTTCTGAACATATTTAGTAGGAATTTTGATACTTGCAACACCAATGACTCCACATGAGCTCTCCTTTTGAGCGAGTTTATCGGCAACTTTCTTACTCTCCTCCAAAGCTGCGGATATTTCGGCCAACTCTAATGCTTCAATGGCAGCTGCTGATGGAAGAAATTTGTCCATGACTTTAATCATGCCAATTCCTTGCAAAAACACTCCGGACACATTTTTGTTGTTTAGTGGTGCGTTCGCATCAGCGTTAATGCCGAACTCTTCTAGTTTACCACTCACTCGCACGTGTTCTATCAAACCAGCTAAATCGAAACACTTCAATTTCTTTGGATGATCATCTAAAAGCACTTCCTTTTTAGATGTAGTCTCGCGAACACTAAGTACACTTACAGCACTTTTCATTGAGACACTGTCTGTGTCTGTCTCATCGACATCAGACTCATCGTTGTATGACATATCACTTGTGTCAACTTCATCATCCAAAACTGAGAATTTGTTTTGCGTAATAATGAATGGTCCTTGGACCACAACGGCATCAACTGGAATCAGG